AAGAAAGCATCGAAAAGTTAAAAACAATATAACTACTAACAAAGTTGAGAAAGTTGCTAAAATCGAACAGAAAGCGGTTAAAACAAATGTAAAATCGAAAAGAGTGATTGAAGTTAAGCAAGTGGAACGAAAAGGAATAAGTTTCTTATCTTTTTGGTGGTTATGGTTGCTTATTATATTAATGATTTACATAGGTTATCGATATAGAAAAATATTATTTATGTAATTAAACCACAACAACACAACTACTAAACCACCTTAATCGGTGGTTTTTTTTGTCCCTTATTTTATGATTATTTGGGACAAAAGTAACTTATAAGTTACATTTCTTATTTATAATCAATATAAATAATACAAAAAATTAATTATTTGTTTGCGTATTCAAAAAAAGGTTTTATATTTGTACTCAGATAACAACAAATAAAAATAGAAATTATGTTAGTACAAATCACTTATACAGAAATACAAGTTCTTAAAAATACTATTCAAGTAGAGATGACAAAAAAAGAATATAAAGATTATTTAAAAAAATCTTTAAAAGAGCAAGAACAAGTATATGATTTTACAGCTAACACAGACGAGGAACATCACTACTCAACAGAAATTGAATCTATAATAACAGAAATTATTTAATATGAAAAACGTAAGAAACGCTGGAGCAAAAAAAAAGTTTCCAAATCAAGAAACGGAAATTTTGCACATAAGAAAAAAAGTACCGAAAGGTAAGGCAATTGAAATCAAACAACAAGTAAACAATTTTATTAATCAACTACAATCAGAAGCACTACAGAAATGTGCAGATGAGAGTTTAAAAAACAAATAATATGGAAGCAGAAAAATTAATTGAAATCGTAGCAAAATTAAAATCTGATAACGAGCAAATGAAATTAATGATTGAGCATTTAACAACTTGTTTATCAATTTTTGAAGAAGAATATAAATCAGTTACTCCAATTGTAACAAACGCAAAAGAATTATTAATTGAAATTGAAAACGATGACAAATAGAGATGACTTGGATTTTCTTAATCCATACGAACAAGAACCAATTGAAGAAAACGAACCAACAACACTAACCGAGTGTATGCAGTTCGCTAAAGATAACGACGATTTCGAACCATTAGAAAGCGTAATTTACACAACTGAAAAGAATATAGCCGAAGCAATTGAAGTGCTTAAATTCATTCTAGATACCGCACAAGCATCAGGCAGAAGTGATTTTTACATAAAACAGAGTAACAAAGCATTAAGAATTTTAAATAGAAAATAGAAATGAGTTCAGAATTATACACAATAGACAAAACGCCTTCAACTGATTTAGAGAAGTTTCAAGCGTTAAGAATTGAAGCGTTGGAGAATGCTTTACAGAAACATAAAGACTTGTTAGAAGAAATTAAACAAGCAATGGAAAATTATACAAACAACATCGAAGTAATCGATTTTAAACAATTATAAGTTATGGAAATTAAATTAGAAAATATAAGCGAAATATTCGTTAAAGAATTATGCAAAGAGCCAAATATTAAAGAGGCTTTTATTAGAGAGGGAATTATTGAAGAAACTAAACAAGAAACACTTGAAGAAGCCTCTATAAAATATGCTATGGAGGAATATGGTTCAATTGAATTGAAAGATTATACTCCAGAAATGAAATTAAACTATGCTAGATTAGCCTTAGCTTATAAACAAGGTGCTAAATGGCAACAAGAACAAGACAAGAATTTGTATAGTGAGGAAGATTTATTAAAGTTTACTCAAACAATTATTATGCAATATAAGTTTGGTAATACCAATATTGAACAAATAGATTTATTAAAAGAAACTTTAGAACAATTTAAAAAATAAAATATGACATTTACAGATTACACAGCAGTATTACGATACGATAGAATGGTTTTAGATAGTAAATCATTTTCAATAGAGGAACGCTGGGCAATAGCACAAGAGCGAAGCCTTACAATTAATAGTAAGTTCAATCCACATCACAAAGAAACTAGAACAAGTTGGATTTCAGAAAAAACTAAACAAAAATGTAAACAAATTTTATTGAGATGTATGAATTAAAAATAGAACAAGCACAAAAGCATTTAGGTTTTACTATTGGTAAAAATAGAAAACGTGAAAATGTAGAATTAAGAGGCGTTATATTTAAACTTATTCGAGAAAATGATGAATATATTCCTTTGCAAAAAATAGGTAAATTATTTAACAAAGACCATAGCACAGTAATTTATGCACTAAATAATATTGATAACTGGCTATTTCAAAATAAAAAGCTATTTCAAGTTTATCAAGATTTGAAACCTATTTTTGATACTACACCGACAAACAATCTAATTATTAGAAGAAACGGCGAAATATTAGAAAACTATCAAGGGTTGAAAAATATCAAAATGTTACGAGATAAAAATAATTTTTATATTGATTTATTATGAGCAGATTAGACAATAAACAAAATAGAATTAATATGCATAAATTAGTCTGTTTATCTAATTTATTAGTTGAAAATTTAGACGATTTAAAAGTAACTACAGAGCGAATGTTAACTTTGAAAAATACGTTAACTCAATTTGTAGAAGAACTCAACGATAGTTTAGCAGAAACTGAAACGATGCAAAAAACAACTTATTTTAATGATATATCCAATAAAATAGATACTATCTTAAGAAAAAACTTCGACGAACAATATTAATTTGTACTTTTGATAAAAAATATCCCTTATGGCAAATCAAAAATTTAGGTTAAAAGATATTGAAGTTCGAAAATTAGGCTTAATTCCTACTGCAATAAATCGCTTTAGATTAAATCCACAACAACAAAGGCAATTAGCAAAAATTAGACAAGGACAAAGCAATATTAAACGTTTATTCTTTGATATTGAAACTTCGCCTAATATTGGTTATTTTTGGCGTACTGGATATAATCTATCAATTACACCTGATTGTATCATAAATGAACGTAAAATCATTTGTATAAGCTATAAATGGGAAACAGAAGATAAAATTTATACTTTAACTTGGGATAATAACCAATGCGATAAGCAAATGTTAATCGACTTTATTAAAGTAGCTAATCAATCAGATGAAATGATTGCTCACAATGGCGATAGATTTGATATTAAATGGATTCGTACACGTTGCATATTTCACAGAGTAGCAATGTTTCCAAATTACAAAACTCTTGATACACTAAAAAAAGCTAAAAGCGGATTTAATTTTAATAGTAATAAATTAGACTACATAGCACAATTTTTAGGAGTTGGTGCAAAAGTCAAACATAGTGGCTTCGATATGTGGAAAAATGTAATGGCTGGAGATAAACAGGCTATGTCTGAAATGGTACATTACTGCGAGGGTGATATAATTGTTTTAGAAGATGTATTTTTAACTATGCAAAACTATATCAAAACTAATACGCATAACGGAGTTATAAATGGAAACTTAAAATATAGTTGTCCTAGTTGTGGTTCTGAAAATATTGAACTATTAAAAAATAATGTTACCGCTATGGGAACTATCAAAAGACAAATTAATTGTTTAGATTGTGAATACACTTATGAGATAAGTAATAGCAGTTATATGCTTTATTTAAAATTTAAAAACTTAATATAATATGAGTAAAACACCATTACACTATAACAACGGAAAAGGATATGATTTAATTGACGTAGGAATTGATTACCAATTAAATTTTTTTAGATTTAACGTGCTAAAATATATTTGTAGAGCTGGTAAAAAACAAAACGAACTGCAAGACCTCGAAAAAGCGTTAGACTACATACAAAGAGAAATTGAATTTATTAGAAAACAAGAACTTAAAAAATTAGAAGAATGACACCAAAACAAAGAATATTAATAGTAATAAAATATTATTATTTGCGAGGCTATAATTCGGAGCGAGTTAATAAAGTTTATAAAAATATATTAAACAAATGTAAATTTTGCGGACAAACAAACGGAGTTCATAAATTAAGTTGTTCAAGTAAAAAAATAATTTTGCATATTTAAAAAAAAGGTTTATATTTGCATCACGATTAAAGGTACTGGAACTACCTCGAAAAAAAACAATTAGCCTTATTTTGAAAATACGAGTTCCAGTCGTATGAGTAAAAGTAAGGCATTTTTTATTTAATTAATTATGGAAAGAATATACCATCGTTATGAAAAATGGGAATGTTTTAAAAATGGATTTTTTAGAAACGTTTCAGGAGAAGAAAAAAAAGAACTTCAAAAAAAAGTTATTGAAATGTTTAACGATTCAGAATTAACTGAAAAATTTATGAATAAAGTTATTAATGAGTGGGGTTATTCTTGTGAGCATAACTTAACAAATATTTCTTTAAATCGTGTGGCGTGGTTAGGTCAATCCGCTTGTTGTTTATACGCAAAAATACCTTATTCAATAACTATGGAAATGTGGCGTTTTGTAGATGAAGAAAAAAGAATTAAAGCGTGTGAAATAGCTGAAAAAATAATAAATAAATACGAACAACAAAATTTTCAATTATGCCTAAAAATTTCTTAAATAAAAACGTTTACGATGCAACTTTAGAAAGAGTAAATTATACTTTTGATAATTTTGAAAAAATATATCTTTCATTTAGTGCTGGTAAAGATAGTACGGTTATGTTACATATTGTTATGGATGAAGCTATAAAAAGAAATAGAAAAATAGGACTTTTAATAGTTGATTTGGAAGGACAATACAAACTTACTATTGACCATATGACAGAATGTGTTGAAATGTACAAAGACAATTTAGAGGTTTATTGGGTTTGTTTACCTATACATTTGCGTAATGCGGTTTCAGTATTTAAACCATTTTGGAAATGTTGGGATAAAGAAGTACAAAAAGATTGGATTAGAGAAGTTCCAAAATTAGGTATTACAGACGAAAATTATTTTCATTTTTTTCGTGACGGAATGGAATTTGAAGAGTTTGTTCCTGAATTTGGAGAATGGTATTCACAAGGTAAAACTTGCGCTTGTTTAGTTGGTATTAGAGCAGATGAAAGTTTAAATCGTTTTAGAACTATTTCAAGTACTTCAAAAATTACTTTTAATCAAAAGCAATGGACTACAAAAGTAACAGATAATGTTTTCAATGTTTATCCAATTTATGATTGGAAAACAGAGGATATTTGGACTTATCACGGAAAAAATCCACACAAAAGACATAATCATTTGTATGATTTAATGCAAAAATCAGGCTTATCAATTCATTTACAAAGAATTTGTCAACCTTATGGAGATGACCAAAGAAGAGGTTTATATTTATTTCATTTAATTGAACCTGAAACTTGGGCAAAAGTAGTAGCTAGAGTTGAGGGCGCAAATAGTGGTGCTTTATATGTTCAAGATACTGGGAATATAAACGGATATGGTAAAATAACAAAACCACAACATCATACCTGGAAATCATTTTCAGAATTAATATTAAATACTTTACCTGAAGTTACTGCTGAACATTATAAAAACAAAATTTATACTTTTATTAAATGGTGGGAAGAAAGAGATTATTTTGATGGATTGCCTGACCAAGCACCAACTATTTTAGAGAGTGAAAGAGTTGCTCCAAGTTGGAGGCGTATTTGCAAATCACTTTTAAGAAACGATTACTGGTGCAAAGGATTGGGATTTACACAACATAAAACAGATGCTTACAACAAATATTTAAAATTAAAAAAAGAACAAAGAGAAATTAATAACTTTAAATTATAGAAATTATGACTTCAAAAATTATCGAATTAATAAACGAATTACAAACTTTAGATATTGATTCTAAAGTAAAAGCATTGAATGAAATAAAAATAGCAATGCACGAAATTAGTCCAATGAAAACAGAACCAGTTGATTGTGTTTTGTGGGTTAAAAATGATAGTGTACACGCAAACGATTATA